GGGATATGATTACTACAAGTACTCTAAGGAGTTTTGGATGCATAACTGGGTAAGCGTAATGCCTTATCATCTTAAAACAGACGATGAGTATTCTTACTTTGAAACTACCGAAGGAGGGCAATGGTTAGATTACGGTGCAGGCCTTATCTTTGGATGGAGAATAAATAAGAGTCTTGGTGTATTCTTAGAAGGTAAATACAATAAGTATTGGAATCGAGAATGGCACGATTTCTCTGTTGGATTAAATTATGTGATATTGTAATGGCTAAACAAATTGGAGAAGATACTAAAGTAACGCTAGACCTAAAAACAATAGGGATGGGTGCGGCTGGCCTTGCAGCCTTAATAGGCATGTACTTTACTTTACAGGCTGATATAGCTTTAGCTAAAGAATTACCAGAACCAGCAGATCCAGAGATTACACGTATGGAGTTTGATATGAAGGATCAATTAGTGAGACAGACTATTATGACTACGCAAGAAGATGTGTCAGAACTTAAAGAAGATCTTGACCGCATCGAAGAAAAAATAGATAAGCTACAGTGAAGAATTTAATCTACATATGTTTATTTGCGGTCACGTCTTTTGGTATGGGTATACCAGATTCAGGAGTATGTGTTGTTGAGTTTAACGCAAGTTTTAACTCTGCTAATAGTGTAGATTGGATTGACGACTTAAGTGATTGTAAGGGAAGTCGTGTAGACATAGCTGCTGAACCAGACCTGCAAAAAGAACATAAGATCGTTGTGGTCCCAACAGTTATTGTATTTAATGACGGAGAAGAGGTAGAAAGATTCCAAGCAAACATTATGATGCAGCTTGAAGCTACACAAGATGATGTACAAGAGGCGGTTGATGAAATTATAATGAGTGCGTTCTAATGAAAGCAAAAAAGAAAAAAGATCCTAGGTTGGCTAGAGCTGGTGTATCTGGCTACAATAAAGCTAAGCGTACTCCTAACCACCCAACAAAGTCTCACGTGGTTGTAGCTAAGGAAGGAGATAAAATTAAATTAATAAGGTTTGGACAACAGGGGAAAAAGGTAGGGCAGTTAAAAGGCACTGCAGGAAAAGCAAAGTCTGGTGAGTCTGCAAGAATGAAAGCTAAACGCAAATCATTTAAAGCAAGGCATCGTAAAAATATAGCAAAAGGTAAAATGTCTGCTGCATGGTGGGCTAATAAAGTAAAGTGGTAATGAAAACAGTAAAAGGAAAACAAACTAAAAATTTTACTATTGTAAATAAAACAAAATCTATTGATCCGCCTAAAGGTTTTCACTGGATGGAGGAATCTGGTAGGTACTACCTCATGAAAGGTGATTATAAACCGCATCCTGGAGCTGTAGCTAAAGCTAAGTTCAAGATGGCAGACCACCCAAAGTCGTGAAGATAAATAAAAAATATCTTAAAGGTAGTAAGAACCCTAAACGAAGGGCTGAGCTTATTCGTAAGATTGCTGCTATATACAAAAAAGGTAAACCGTATCCAAAAAATTTGGATGCTTTAATGAAAGAAAGAGATAAGCTATGAAGGTAAAAAAGAAAAAGAAACCAGAGTACAAAAAAGGTGGTAAGAAGTTTCCAGATCTTAATAAAGACGGGAAGATAACTCAAGCTGACATTCTTAAAGGAAGAGGAGTATTTAAGAAAGGAGGCAAGAAAGGCGGCGGTATGTCTGGGCTTGATGCTGCGGAGAAAGAAGTATACAAGCGAGGCCTTGCTGCTTATATGAGCTCTGGCAACAGACCTAAGACATCTCAACATGCATGGGCGATGGCTCGTGTGAAAAGTGCTTTCGGAAAAAAGGAAGCGGCTAAGATTAGAGCTGGTGGAGGTAAAAAGAAGAAAAAGAAATAATAACTATATTTGCATAAATAACTATTAATTATGGCAACAACAACTGCAACATTAACACTTTCGAGCGCTGACCTAACTGGTGACGCTCTATCGTTGTCTACGACGGCAACACTTACAAAAGCTGGTACGGTAACTGGATTAGACCAAACTACTGGTGTTGGTAGAAAAACATTTTCTTCTACATCTTTAGTTAATTTATTCGAAGGCAACGAGTACACAGCTGCTAGAGCTCACAAGCTTTACATTAGAAATACTAGCACAGTAGCTACTGAATACGTTACTATTTCTATCGGAGACTCTGGAGGAACACCAGAAGAGATTGGTAGACTTTACGCAGGAGACTGGATGTTTATTCCTTGGTCTGCTCACGATGCAGCAAACGACATCTGTGTTACTCCTAGTGTAAGCACTGCATTAACTGTAGAGTACTTACTAATTTTTGAAGCATAATGGGTAGCATACGAGCTTCATTAAGGCTAACATCTTCAGATGTATTAACTACAGCTGTCGATATTACTACAGCTGCATCTATTGTTGCTGATGGTGGATCTATTGGGCGTGCTAAAGTTTTAAAGACTGCAGTCCATAATGATGCATTGGTAGTGTATAAAGCTGACGACAAGCTCGTGAATGCAAATCTCTATGTAAAAAATTTAGAAGTAGAAAGAGAAAATTACGTTTACATATACAACGACACCGACTCAGACGCTCTTGTTGCTAAAATTCCAGGAAATGAGTTTGCTTTTATTCCAGTTGCAGTGGATAAAACATACAAGGTGTACGCTACACGAGTAGACAGCTTAGTTGAATTTGCTGTGTTCGGATTAGATAGCTCAGCAGTAACATTATCATAATGAGTAAATTATCAAATAACGGTAAAGCAAACAAGATGGCTTTTGGTCAGTTTGGTTGTTCGTTCACAAACGCAAACACACAGGTATTACCACCAGCAGGTCATGTAATTGTAGCTATTCAGTTTTTAGCTAACACTACTTTTGATGAGCTTTCTCCAGTAGGAGGAACTTCAGGCTTATCTTTTGGTGATGGCACAGATGAAAAGGGTAACGCATCTTCTGGAGGTCAGATTATCAATGCTGGTTCCGACTCTAACCTAACATCTTTTCCAGAGGGAATGACTATCTATGGTAGATGGGCATCATTTACTATTGATGCTGATGCTGACGGAGGTGTAATCGCATACTTCGGAGAATAAAAATAAATTAATTTAATATAATATGAGTGAAGAAACTTTTGACAAAGTAGAATTTGTCGACACTCCTGAGCAGCTTCAGGAGTCAATTCAGTCTGACTTACAGGGTCAGCCACAACAAGAACAACAACCTCAAGAGACTGTGCCTGCTCAACCAGAAGCACAGACTCAACCAGAGGTTCAAGATTTTCAGCAAGAATCTGCACCGACGGGTGTCGAATCTTATGAAGAATACAGTGATGAAGACGTTGAATCGGGAGTCCTTGGTTTTCTCAGCGAAAGGCTGGGCAGAGAAGTTTCGAGTTTTGATGATCTAACTCCAGCGCAACAAGAAGCTTTCAGTGATGAAAGAGTTAAAGCAATAGCAGACTTTGTCGAAACGACAGGTCGCTCGCCTAGAGATTGGTTTGCATACCAGTCGCTTAACCCATCCGAAATGGATGATGCGACAGCAGTAAGAGTTAATCTTGCCGCGGAATATCCAAACTTAGCTCCAGAAGAAATTAACTTGCTCATCAAGGATAAGTATAAGTTAGACTCTGATCTTTATTCAGAGGACGAGTTAAAACTTTCGAAGTTGCAATTAAAAATTGATGCTCAGAAAGCAAAGCAATCTATTGAAGAGATTCGACAGAAATACAATGCTCCTGATCCATCAGTTTCACCGCAGTCTATAGTTAACGAAGATTGGGTTAGTGAAATGTCTAATGAAGTTGATGCCATGACTGGTATTGAATTTGACTTAGGTAATGGAAAATCTTTTACATACGGTATGGATGATAATCTTAGATCAAGTGTAAAGGATTCTAACTCAAATTTAGATAGCTATTTTGACCGCTATATTGGAGAGGATGGCAGCTGGGATTTTGACACTTTAAATTCTCACAGAGTTGTTTTAGATAACATTGATAGTATTGTAGCCAGTGCTTATAGGCAGGGGTTAGGAGATGGTCAAAGAAGTCTAGTAGACAAAGCTGCGAATGTAAATGTCAACACAGCACAGACTCCTAATAATCAAAACGTAAACTCTGTTGCAGAGCAATTAAAACAACAGCTAGGCAATAGAGGTATTATGAATGTTAAAATTTAAAAACTAAGAAAACATGGCAATAGATGTTGCATCGGGCAACCAAGCCGACGTTGCACCGATTAGAGGTGGGTTATTTAACACGCCTGAAAAATATACTACTGTTGAGGAGCTACTTAACGGTAACAAAAGAGATGTTCGTGAAGAACTAATCAAAACATACGGGGACCAAGGTATTACTGGTTTCTTAAAGATGACAGGAGCTGTTCGTTCTGGAGGTAATCAAGACTTCATCGAGTGGTACCAAGAAGGTCGTCGTCACACAAAGATTACAGTAAATGGAGCTCCATCTGACGGAGGAACTCACGCTGTAGTTACATTTGACTTAGTTAACGGAGTTGCTGTAGGTTCTTTACCTACTGCTGTATCTAACGCTGATGAGGTTATCAATGTAGGTGACGTTCTTTTAGGTCTTACTTCAGGGCATACTTTCCTTGTAGATGTTGTATCTAACTCGGATCTTACGTTCCAGGTTCACCGTATGGATGGAACAGCTTATGCTACTGGACAAATTGTTGACGATGAAGAGCTAGCTATCATTGGTAGCGCTCATGCTCAAGGCGGAGCTGCTGGAGAAAGAGTAGTATCAAAAACTGCGGAGCTATTACGTTTCCGTAACTCATACAATATCCTAAAAGATATGTACGAAGTAAGCGGTTCTCAAGCTACTAACATTGGTTATGTAAATGTTGGTAACGGAGACTACCGTTGGTACATCAAGGGTGAGCAAGAAACTCGTGCTCGCTTTATGGATAAGCGTGAGATGATGATGCTTTTCTCTGCTAAGCAAGCTACTTCAGGAGATATCAGCGCCCTACCAGGAGCAGTAGCTGGTTCAGAAGGATACTTCGCAGCAGTAGCTGCACGTGGTATCACTGCTACAGGAGATGCTACTACTAGAATCTTTGATGAGATGGGAACACTAGACAACATTATTATCGAGCTAGATAAAGAAGGAGCGCCAGCTGAGTACGCTATGTACATTGACCGTCGTACTTCTTTAGATATTGATGATATGCTTGCTAATGGGGTTGCAACTCAAAATACTGCTGGTCTTGCTGGACAGTTCGGAGCATTCAACAACGATGTTGATATGGCCGTAAAGCTTGGATTCAAGTCGTTCACTCGTGGTGGATACACATTCCACAAGCACGATTGGAAGCTTATGAATGATCCACAGCTTGCTGGAGGTATGACTGCTGCAGAGTACAGAGGGGCTATGGTTCCAATGGCATCTTATGTAGATCCTCAGTCTGGTGTTTCTGCACCAGCTCTTGAGATGTTATACAAAGAGTCAAACGGATACTCTCGTGAGCTAGAGCACTGGGTAACTGGTGGTGCTGTAATTGGTAACAAGACAGATGATTCTGACGTTGCTAAGTTCCACTACCGTTCTGAGTGTCAGCTAGTAACTCGTGCTGCTAACCAGCACGTGATCTTACGTGGAGCATAATATTAACTAAGTGATGAGAGTTGGGCTTCGGCCCTTCTCTCTGATCTTTAATACTTTTTATCATGGCAGATGCAAATACAACAAGAAAGAATCACGTTTTTCCTTTATGGTTAAGCGGAGCTTCTCAAACATTAACTCATGCCGCTACGTCAATTCCGACTGGCACAAGTATGATTTTTTTCAATGCCGACCTTTCAACAGATGCTGGAAACGTAGCCCTTACTTTAGATGATGGCACTGTTCCTGGCGCTCTTTTAAAGTTTGAAGTGCTAGCTTCAGGCGCTGATGCTGGTGACTTTTTTACAGTTACTATAACATCGGCTATTGATTCGGATCACGATACAATACTTTTCAATGCTGCTGCAGAAGAAGCGTTGCTTTTGTGGAACGGTGAGGCTTGGATTATATTAGAACATGATGGAGCTACGGTTTCATAATTGATATAATAGCGATCACGAGAAAGGCCTTCGGGCCTTTTTCTTTTGTCGTATATTTGTAAGCAATGAAACAGTTTCTATTTATAAGAAGGTCTACAGAGGTTTATACTATACCAGCTTCTGCACTTAAGATTGTTGAGTACACAAGTGACACTTCAGTATCCTTACGATTTGAAACACATAAAGATGGAAAGGAGGCTACAACGGTTGTTACATTAACCGTCACTTCTGGTAAAGCAACAGATGTTATTACTGCTATTTCATCTCAAATAGCTAACTCAAATGCTACAGTATTTAAGTATGATGATATTAACGATACGTTCTTTACAAAAAACGTAACTGCCATTTCTTCTGTAGTTGTAACTACAACAACAGATTCAATAGAGGGGGTGAATGTTGCTTCTACTGGGGAGACTGGAGGGACAAAGTTTTTAAGAGAGGATGGAGATGGAACGTGTAGCTTCCAGACCGTACCTACTGGCACTCCTACCACAGTAACAGTAGCTGATGAATCATCAGACACTACTTGCTTCCCATTGTTTGTTACTGCAGCAACTGGTGATCTAGCTCCTAAAACTGGCAGTAATCTTTCTTTTAATTCTAGCACTGGGGAGTTAACTGTTGATGGTTCTCTTACGGCTAAAACAATGCATTTTATTACCTGTCAATTTTTTGATGATATAGGTACCACTAAGCACTATCTCCCATTAGCAGACCCTCCTCAAGAAACAACGTCAGACGGTAATACTTTAACAGATTGGCTTTGTCCGTGTAACATCGTAGTTAAAAGCATTATTATTAAACTGCCTGCTGCTACTACGGGTAACGGAAATCTTACACTTACTGTAGAAAAAACTCCAATCAACCAACCTCCTGGTCTTAATCCTACATCTGTTGAGTCTGAAACACTAGCAATAGCTTCTACAGACGACAACCATCTTGCATACTTTAATTTTGATAATGCTGCTTTAAATGTTGGAGATAATATGGCAATAAGTATTCAAGCTGATGCTGACT